AGCCGCGGATCCAGCATCTATTAACAGAACACTGTCATTTGATCCAACCGTGTAGTTGTTGCTTCGGGTCTGGACTGTGGTTGCGATCGGACCGCTGACTTGGAGAACGGAGTCGGCGCGAACTCCAAGCCCATACCATCCGATGCCGTTCCAGCACGCCACCTGCTTACCGCCACTATTAATGACTTCGAGCCCCGTATCCATGCTAGCGATCGGCATTCCTATGATGATTTTGTCCCCGCTCATTCCAATCATGTTGAACAGGACATTCCCACTGGTGCGACGAGATTTGTAATATTGATTGTTTGGGATCTCTATTCCGTCAGTATCAAAGACTAAAGGCTCGGTAAAAACTGCCCCTGTAGCTGAAAAAGTGTACGCAACGCGATTGGTTCCAGCAGATCCGCCAATCCAAATTTCAGTACCGCCGGTTCCTGAGTGATCAAAAAGATCACCTTGCAAAATAACTTTTCCGCCTCTAGCTGCACTGAGGTAACTGTTGAATGGAGTCGTGGAATATTGAATGAGGCGGTGAACGCCATTTACCGCATCAAACATGATTTGGGCATTGCCACCATTCTTTCCAAATATCCATTTATCAAGTCCATCAGCTCCGCGGAAATTAAGATACGTTCGCCAGTCGCTAAGAGTCCCGGCCTGCAACACAAGATGAACTTCGTTTTCGTAACCGCTGGGACTTGAAGTGTCTGAAGTGTTTTGGAGCATTAAAGTTGTGATTGGAGAGATGGAGGAGCCCGGAGAATACGTCCTGATGATGTGAAGCCCGCCGGTAGTAACCGTTGGGTTATTAGAAATAATAACCATCGACCGGGACGAGTCTTGCCAGGTGAAATAACTTTTTTGATTGGTGGTTAGGTTGGAATCAACAAACAGAATTGCATTTGATACGGTCCCAGCTACGCCGCTATTAGTAATAGCGTTGATGTAAATAGCTGAGCCATCAGTAACGATTGTGATGCTTGATCCAGCGGTGAGTAGTTTCTCAGCGGTGAGTGTGTTGTTGGCTGCGTAAGTAACATACTCTCCGCCCGTAGGCGCATAGACGAGCGTTGCCCCAGGAGGCCCGGAAGGCCCTTGGGATCCAGAGATCGCTAAACGAACACGCTTGGCATCAACCTTTGTGAGAACTCCGCCGGAGAGCTCAATCTCAAATACTGGGATCTGATTGAACGAACCGTCCTGAGCTAAAATCCTAAGCGGAGGGATCTCACTCACGCCTTGTACTCACTAACTGAGATTCGGGTCTCAGTATCTGCGATGACGTAAAAGATGAAGTCTGAAGAAACCGGAGAAAAGATTTTCCCCATGGAATAAAATAAAAGCCCGGCGCTAGAGACTGTGATGTTTGTGCCTCCGTAGGCCACTGTGCCAGGCCCAAGATCGACTAGCTCCACAAGACTTGCAACCGAATTCGTCATGGCTATTCTAGTAACTGTAGATGCCGCAAGAGAAATCAGTCTCGTCGTTCCGATTGCGGAAAAATTACTATTAGTCCTACGGTAGTTTGTTCCCATTTAACCTTCCAAGTGTTTCATTGATGGCCTGGTTCCTGATTTTCTCTCGGAGTTTTGTAACCTGCTCAGATTGGAACTCCCACATCATGTCCCAGCATTTAGAGAATCCGGCCTGAAATGCTGAGGCCCAGACATGATCAGGAGATGCCTTCGCTTCAATCAGTCTAATTTGAACCATAAGCTCTTCGTTCTTCTTCTCTAGTTCGAGCTTCTTATCGTTCGTGCGGCGGATAATGTCTTCTAGATCACGCTGCTTCCTCTGAAGAGATTCTTCGCGCTCATTGATTTCGCTAATGACAAAACTTTCTTGCTCCTCATACTTTCGTTGGAGGCTGGCAAGCCTGTCCGAAAACTCGGCCTCGAGTTTTTCTTCCCTGGCCGCAATCCACTTTTTTTTAACGTTCTGGAACACTTAGAATGATCCTAAAGGTGTCATTTGGGCTTGAGTTTGTAATGTCTACTGTGTAATTTCCAACCATCGGGAAATCAATTGCTGCGTCTACGATTTCTCCCTCATGAAAATCATAGTTAAGTCGCGTAACTCCGTTGTGGTCTTTAAGGGCCGCTCGAAAAACCGTGGTTGCTGTGTTGGCTCGAATCAGCAAATACTGACAGCGGCCGCCAACGATATTGTGAGAAATTGCGTTGTTAGAGCCGCCCTGAACAGTAACCGTGGTATTTAATTCATAAATTGTCATGTACTCACAGTCCTCGTTTTAACTAAGTCGCCAGCGGAAAATTTATAGGCTCCAACCGACGGGCGTTGGGCCATAAATCACCTATTGAACTGATACTCCCCATTTTTTTCCTAAATATCGTTCAACCCTTCTTCGATCAAGATCCGATAAAGTGGTTGTGTAAAGAATGAATTCTGCAATGTTTCCAGAAAACGAAGCAGCCACGGCTGCGTTAAAGGCTCCAAACACCCATCCAGCTCCAATTCCTAATCCGTTTCCGCTAGCTGCGAGTGTGGTTGTTAGATATGTTGAACCATTTTTATAAAATCCTAATGTGACATCAGGATTATTTAAAAACATCCGGTAAGTATTTACTGTCGGTGTTCCATTTGCAAAAAAATCAGCTGCCGTTGAAACAAACTGCTGCGATCCATCGCTTCTCGCATATGACATTGCCCCTGAAAGACCCGCGCCTCCAGCAAGGTAATAATCGGCTGTAGCTCGAGCAAAAAACGCAGAAGGTGCCGCAAAATTGCTTCCGGCATACGCAACAACAAACGCTGTTTTATTGCTTGAGTTGAAATTTGAGTTTGTCCAGTTCAAAACGCTTGTTGTGCCATCAAAAACTAGTGATGGTTTTCCATTAAAATTAGACGCTCTGTACTTGGGCATGTTTGCAGAGGTGGTTTGCGTAAGAGTGACATTGTTTACAGAAAAATCAGTGACGGTGTGAACACTAACCCCATCGGAGTAATTGAGACCATCAGCTTTAATCCAGCCAGCAAGATTCCCTATCTGGTTAGGAAGAAAATTGCTCGCATCATTGGCTGCGATGTACGCAAGAGAATTTGGCATTTATTCCAGATAGAGCCAGGCAGTCCCGGCAGTTACTTTGTTGATATGAAGATGGTTGTCTAATTTAACGCCCCCAAGATAAAGAGGAAGCGTGAACGGCTGAGCTTGATTGCTGCGAATATGCACGAGTACGTTCGCGGTATTAGCAACCGTTCCAATCTGAAGCTCTCCGGTTGTGTCTGTGGAATAAAAAGCAACCGACTTAATCTTTAAATTCAGTCCATCCGTTAAAGCCTGAAGCGGTGTATCAATGATGTAAACGTTTCCAACTATCCTGTTTGCCATTAGACAAATCTCCCAGTTTCATGACTCCGCGAAGTCTCGTACCACAGATTGTCTGTGGCGTTATGAATAAGATTAATGATTGCGCCGGAATCCATGTTGAAGATCCGGCGAAGAGAAAGACCGCTACCGTTCTCTAAAATGATGTTGTTGGAGACGCACTGGATTGTGATGATGGAGTTCTGGCGGCCAGCAGAAACTTGAGGATTAACGGTGAGGTTTGTGATTGCTGAAACCCCAGCCACATAAACCCACGAATTGTTCGGGTCAGTCTTCCCCTGAGAATCAGGAACTGTTGGAAACAAGATTCCACCAGCAGCGGTAACTAATTGAACAGGGCGCTCTTCAACCGGAGCGTAAGAATCCCAATTAGCGCGGATCCCGGAACGATCAAGCTCCCCTTCTCCCCCCGTCGATTGACGGGAGGGAGGCGGAGCATCAACTTCTCCAGGACCAACCAGGATCGAGCCGTCTTTAACGAGTTCGATTTCCTTAAACGTGAACCCGGATCGATCAGAATCGCGAAGCTTATATCGCTTCTGCTTTGCCATCAGAATTAGACCTGCGTACTAAATACAAGCCGAGTTCCGATTTGTTCCCAGTCTGTTCCGTTATGTAAAAAGCCGATCACTTCACGGTTTAGAAGCACAGCGTTACCACCGGTTGCTGAAAAAGCAAGGACGTTGCCTGCGCTGTTTAAAATAACTTGGTTAAAGATATTAATGCCGCCCGCACTATTTTGGATGGTCGTAACCGATCCAGATCCAGAACGAACGAAGATGACTTTGCCGCGCTCGCCGCCATCAAAGTTTGTGATGGTGATGCCGCTAGTCGCTGTGACGAACACGGTTCCGAGCGAGACATCAGGAGTTTGATCTCCGGCAACAAACGTATATTCCCCGGAATTCGCTCCAGGGACGATGAAACTGACTCCATGATTAAATCTTGTAGGCATGATTTCCTTTCAGCACTAAAGAAAGCTGAGTTGAGACCAGGGGGCCCGAAGGCCCCCATGATCTAAAGTTAATTACGCACCAGCTGAGTGGAACAAGTTGTTCGGCTTATTCACTTCGACCGAAAACCGGGCCGTAGCCTTGATTTTCAGATCGCCAGTTTCAAAGTCAGAATCCTGTTTCACATTAACAGCGCGACGCATGTACGCGATGACGCCGCCATCTTCGTGCGGGGCATCTGCGATAAGCGTAAACGCATCAGTGTCAGTAAGGAACGGGCTGATCAAAGGTTGAAGGCCCCATTTCTTAATGCTGTTGATGCTGTTGTTGGCTGTTTCCGGATCGTAACCAGACTCAAGAAGCTCGTAGGCTTTCCATGCTTGATTCGGATGGATAAGCACAAGACGCGGCTTAATGACCTGGTAACGGCCTTCATCGCTCTTTGTTAGCGTGAACTGATCGATGGCCGTCTGGAGAGACGTTGCCGAAAGATCCGCTGCCGGGCTAAGCAGGTTCGACCACGTTCCACCGCGGAGAGCCGGGTGGTTCGTTGCGAAGACCGCTCCACCATCACCGCAGGTATGCGATGTAGTGTTTGCGCCGTTATTGATGATGTCATGCACAAGCACTTCCCAGAGCTCAACAAACGAGCTGGTAAGCTGCTTTGACTGCGCAGACATTTTGGTGGGAATCGAAGGATAAAGAATATCTTCGATGGCTTCCTCAGTGATCCGCATGCCGAGACCATAAGTTTTATGGTTCCAACGTTTTGTGAAGCCGGGCACTGCATCATCGTAGGTTATTTCCTTACCTTCGGGTTTTACGACTGGTAAACCCAGTCCCGCCCAATAGGCCGATTCTTCATAGGCTCTATCAGAGGAACGAGGAGTTCCAGAGATCTTCTTCCAAATCGCTTCCTGAGATTTCTGCTTGTACGATTCCGTCGCGGCAGAGAAGAGCCCAGGAACGATGAATTTATTAAATTGTGACCTATTCATTGTTCAGGTTCTCCTTTAAATTTGAGTTCCGGCAGGACCCGTTGACATTGGGCTATACCGGTGCCGCACGATTTGTACAATCAGTTTCGCGTAATTGCCGAAGGCGTTTTGAGTGCCGTCGGAGTTCATGTGGCGGTGAAGATTCTTGATTAACAGCGTGCCGCCAGTTCCAGTTCCGGCCGAAGAACGATCAAGTTCTAAGGTTGCGTAACCGGTCGTAGTGTCACCGCTTGTTGAGCGATAAACGATAGCAGCGTTATTACCGATGTTTGATTCGGTAAGTGCTGTGCCGCCGGTATCTTCTTGAATCATAAAATCCTGGTTCGGATCATCCGCGACAAGGACGTAAGCGTCCGTGTTGCCGGGAAGATACGCGCCAGCGTTCGTTGTTAACATTCCGGAAGGAAGAGAAGAGAGGGTCGTATCAGCGAACCCAACAATGCTTCCGACAAGAGTGATGTTCGATCCTGCAACTGCAAGCGCAGTTGTCACGCGCCCATTCGCGTCAAGGTCCACCGGCATGCCGATATAAACATTATCAGCGGCAACGCCAG